TTTATATTTGTCTCCAAATAATTGTATAGTTTTTAGTGCAAAGCTTTCAAAGTCATTTGCTGTAATGTCAAATGTATCTTCAGGCATATATCGCTTTGCGATATGTTTGATCCTTTTGATCTGATTGGTAATCTTTTGGTTAAGGCGAGTTTCGTCTTCGTCTCTAGGTTCCCATTCAGTATGTGAAAGTTCTTGACCTTTTTCGTTTCTAAACGTAAAGACTATAAACTTATTTTCTACTTTAGGACTTTTGTCATACCTGATATTTGTTAATTCGATATTTTCGTGAATGCCGACATCCATAAAACTGGGTGCTGTGGCATCTGCAGGAATATCTTTTGTGCTATAATTCATCGTTTATTGGTTTAAAATTTTTCGTAATCGTTTGAGGAATTCATTACAATCATTTGGGATTGTTTCCTCTCCTTCATTCATAAACATGGGTGGAGTTTTAGCTGATGTTTTACCATCTGAGCTTAAATGCAAAATATATTTTCTTTTTGCACCATCTACTAATTTAACATCTGCGAAATGTACAATAGTAAATGTTTTTTCTATTCCAGCTTTGTTATGTTCGTTACCTTTTACAGCTATTCGTCTTTCTGATACACCATTTTCATCTTCAATATTCGCTGAGTGTGCTATTACAAAAATGTCCTTAGGATAATGTTTTATTAAGAATAATAATTTACCTATTTCATCGTTATAAAAATTCCATATTTCAAAATTCTTAAATTTATCCCTAGCTGTCTTCAATAAACTGTCTACGTATTCTGAAAAACTATCTAATACTACCTCTGTTATGGTGTCATCTTTAGCGTATTTGATAAGTTCTTGATAAGTTTCCTGCCAAGTTTTGGGAATTGAGTAATGCTTAAATTTGTTAACAAAAGGTAGAGGTTTACATTCAGCATTTATATATCCGCATGTTTCAATACTCATATTTCTGAATGCCATAGTTTTGCCTTTGCCAGACATACCGACAATCGCAATTTGATATGGTTGTTTATTCATAAAACCTCTAGTTTTATATTTAATTAAATAAAAATCCCATAAGGGATTACTAACCGATATTTCGTTTGGGTCCAATCACGGCCTCGGTCGGTAGTCGTTGTGAGTTGGGCTCACATTGATAATATAATCCATCCGTCATTAACTCTTATGGGATTTGTATGTTATTTATGCTTTAACTAAGTAATCTTTACGACCACTTCGTCGAACAATCCAATACTGTTGACCTGATATATTTACAAGTTCTTCTCCATTTTTGTTTTGATATATATTATATCCTTTCAAGCCAGCTTTTACAATATTTTGGTGTACTACATATTTTTTACCTGATACTTTTTTACGTTTACCAAAACTGTATTCTATAAGTTCAGTGAATTGTTTTTTAGGAAGTTTTTTTGATGGTAGTTCAACTTCAATTTCAATTTCTCCATACTTCCTTAGTAATTGAGTAGGTAGTTCAAGTTCAAAATCTAAGTCTTTTAATCGACTAGGACTATATATTGAATAATAACTAGGAGTAGTTTTTTTGTACCTACGTGATGGGTAATAATTATTACGGGAACGTTGTAATAATGTTTTGTGTTCTTTAGGATAATTAGCTTTATGATAAGCTTTTATAACCCTTTTTATTTCGTCAAGATCATCAACGAGATCATATGTTTTAAAACCATCTGTATTTATTACATCTTTCATTTCTACAACACGATAATCATAATTGTACGGTGCAATAGCATCCCCAAATACAACGATATCATCAAGATCAATTTTTGAAAGTTTCTTAGTAACAAAAGATCGGTCATTTAATTCTTTCAATTTGGGATATTTCCTGATCTCTTTTTTTAATTCTTTGATGTATAAAGCATTGTCACCATCATTATTAAAAATGGCAAATAACTTCTTTTTTGATGATACTTCAACTGGTAATTTAGCAAATTTTGAAAAAAAGCTCATATTAATTTGATTTTAAGTATAGAGGTTCGTTTCCTCTAATGAATTATGTTTAAGATTATTCTCAAACACTAAAATTTTTGGTTCTCCTTCTCGCAATTTAAGCACATGCATGTAAATCAAATTTTTAACAGGCAATTTGCTTGGCCCATACTTAATTATGCCTAAAGCTTCAGGTCTGTGTAAGACTATTACTATATCAGAAGCTTGAAATATGGAATCACTTGCAGCAAGATCCCGTCTTACAGGGTAGTGCAGTATTGGATTGGAAATTCTATCCTTATCCTCAATTTCTCTATTCAATTGACTTAATTGGACAATGGTAGTTTTTCCATACTTTTTCAGTTCTATAAATATACGTTGCATATCAGAAATAATTCTTCTTTCAGATTCACCTTTTTTATCCTTTATAAGCAACATATGATCAATAATAACAATTATCCATCTACCTTTTGCAACATTTTTAATAAAATCAACTATTGTGTTCCGTATTTCCTCAACATTACCTGGTCGATCTACATAATAGATAGGGTAACGTTTGATTTTTTCAGCTTGTTTGATTACCTGTTCATAATCAGCATCTGACAGATTTGCTCTTACATCATCTAACCCACTGTACAGTTCAGAGGTTGTTTTTTTCAAGCGATAACTTAATTTTCGCCCTACTTGCCTAGAAGATTGCATCTCTAGACTAAATGAAAGCACCACAAAATCTTCATTTGGGTTTAACTCGAATAAATCAGTTTCAAGTGAGTTTGCCATAGCTGATTTTCCACTTCCGGAAACTCCTGCTATTGTAATTAAACTCCCTTGTTCCAAACCTCCCATACATAAACGATTGAATTTATGCCAACGGGTTTTTAGAGAATTGATAGTTCCTCTTCGTCTACCATCAATATATTCTAAAATTTCTTGTGTTGGTTGTCCTATGTGAACATATTCTAGTTTATTACTCAATTGTTGTTCCATAACCATAAGTTGAAGATCCGTTAACAGATTGCAAGTCTCTCACCTGCTCATCATATGATTCCCATTCGTGACCGGATATCCATTTTGGTAATCGTTTCATGAACTTCATTGAATCATTATCTTCTTTATTTTCAATTTCTTCTTTTAAGCATTCAATGATGTGATCATGTAACATTTTATTGTTTTGTATTAGTTTGGTATACATGTTTTTAGCTTTGGGGAGATCTGTTAGTAAATAATCAGTATTACCATCAGGTCTGACAACAGATTTCCCACTGATAAGTTTAATAAAATTATCGGTAATCTGTAAATTGTTGAAATCATATGCTTCTCTCCTAAAGCTTAATAAATAACCCATCGTGATTAACTCAGTAATATCATCTGTAGTTTCGTAAAATTTGTTAGTTTCTTGTAAATATGATCTGAGTATATCTAATTCTTTTTCTTGTATCAATTTCAGCACTATAAACCGATGGGCATCGAGTTTATTTTTAATTAATAAGTTAGTATCAAGCGTTATTAACATATTCTATAATAATATTTTCCTATAAAGGTTTCGTATTTAGAAGTGATGATAATTTTTGATACAATTTGTTATTTTTACTTGTATTTATATTTTAATACTTTTACTGTTTTACATTTCTTATTATTAAGTATTAAAACTTTTTTGAATAGTATTTTTTTAAATGAAGGAACGGATTTAAGTTTGATGTTAAATTTCCAAAATGCGATAATTTTTGCCTCCATTTGGTTTTTAACTTTGTACTTTTGACAGATAATGTCTTGTAAAAGCCTGTGTTCTTTATTAGCCATAATCTATGTTTGTAAAGTTTCCATTTTAAATGATGAATATAACTAAACTTTTTTTTCTCTTTTTTACAATTATCACAAATAGTGTATATCCATCCTTCAGTTTGATGTACATTTTCAGTTGTACCACAAGTCTCACATATTTCATATGATAAATGTTCTGCTAACCAAACCATTCCATCTATTTTGTCATCTCCACCTTCGTAATAAAATCGTAATCCACCATATTTTTCCTTAATTTGAGTAATATTGGGAATTTCCTTTTCGTTATTTTCACAATAAGAATAGATAGTTTCCATTAAATTACTAAGCAACCAATACCAACCATTTCCACATTCAAATCCAAATACGATTGGCATAATAGGTCCTTTAAGATCTTTTAGATATTCAAAGAATTTAGGATATTTTTCTATTAATATGTTTTGATTTTTCATTTTAATTTTCGTTTAATAAATTTTTTATTGTTTGATGTGGATATATTTTAGTAGTATCTCCGTTTGTTATCTCAAGATAATAGTTATCTTTATATACTTTTTTTTCTAGTTTTTCAATTCTGGTACATAATCCAATTATAATAATTAACAAAATTAATGGAAGACAACCTATTGAACATCCTTCTTCTGAATTTTCTGACATTTTAAAATAATTTTAATTGTTTATCTTCGATAAGATCAATGATCTTCATTGTTTCAGAAATATAATATTTATAGTCAATTTCATATTCTTCCATTGGGAGTTCTATATAGTCGTTAAAGATTTTTACTGGTTTATTTGAACAATAACTGATAAAAGTATCATCTTCTTTACTATATTTATATAAAGATCCTCCTCTGGTAGATACATAATACCTTACTGATTTTTGTAATATATCAATCTTTGGTTCCCTATTACCATTAACATGATGATATTGATTTTCAAACTTTTTGTCAATTTTTTTGGCAATACAAAAATCGTATATATCTTTATGATTCTTAATAAAATCAACTATATTAATACCTTCTAAAAAGTATTTTCTCAATGCTATAGATACAATTGGCTTATCATATCCTTGCATTAAAGTCTTTTTATCAGGTTGTAAGAATTCTCCTTTTTCTTTTGTAGTATCATCTGTTTTAATACTGATATAATTATTAATATCACGTCGAATATATTTTTTATAATTTGCATATTCAAGTTCAAAATTTGTATAATCACACCATTCATTACAGATCTTATTGTATAATTCTTTTTTATTTTTAGGTACAATAGTTATGATACCATCAGTATTTGCTGATATTATTTGAAAACCTTCTCTGGTTAGTTCTTCAATTAACATGAGAACATATAATTGACCATTAATAGTTACTTGTAATGCAGCAAATGGATCATACATCCAATGATGTTCATTTCTCATTTTACCATAAATTGAATTCAGAACTATTTTTAGGGAATCAGATTCTATAAATCTGCCCTTCTTTTTAGCATCAAGTCTTATATCCCGAATTTCTTTATACTTTTCGATAAATTTCCTATCAAGATGCTGTGGTTTTATTCTATTATTTATGATAATACTTGGATACATTGAAGAAATATCTGCATCAATGAGTTCATTTTCCTCATCTGATTCAAATATAGCTCCTTTATCAACTGAATGTATTCCTCCAATTCCTAATTGGTATTTAATTCCATTATAATCTATTGTTTTCCTATAAAAAGGTTGATCTTTATAGTAAGTATGTTTCTTAACTTCTTCTAATACTGATCGTAATTCAGAAGTTAAAAATAATATATCATCAAATACTACTGAACTAAAGTTTACTATATTTCTTTCAGTTCGTAAGCTTTTAAATTCTCGTTTAGATAAACCTGTTATTTCACTATAAAATTTTTCCATTAATCTATTAGCCATTCCACTATCAGATTCACTAATAAGGGGAGCATCATATAGTTTTTCAGCTTCTGCTCTCACTTTTATTTCTGGAAGTAATTTATTGTATAATGCTTCAGTTATTTCTACATCATTTAAGTTATAATCATGCATTAATTGTAATTGATTATCAACTATAGCATTATTCCAAGGTATTGGTAAATCTTGTATTTTAGGCCATTTGAGGTTAACTGCTACAAGTTTAAGGGACTTTTGTAAATTACCATACAAGTTTAAGGGACTTTTGTAAATTACCAACTTTCATTAAATCAATACTTTTAAATGGTAATTTACCTTTATATTCCCAAAAATCGTCTTTACTATCTACAATTCTATGTGCTAGATCATAAATATCTTCTACTGTAACATCATCATTAGTACAAATGTAATTAAGGAGTTGATTATCGAAATTGAAATTATTATAACCTACCAACCATGTTACATTCAAAGCTATAAATGAACGTAGTAAGTTTAAGTCATTTCTATCCTTATAGACAATAAACTCCTTAATTGTTTTTGTTTTTGGATTTTTGAATATTACTCCAAAATAATTCGAAAAAATTTCT